CGGTGATGGTGTCGCAGCAGTTGAAGCGGGAGTTCAAGCTCGAGGTCAACAAGACCATCATTTACAGCGAGGCTGGCGGCAGGATCGAAGCGGTCACCTCCTCGCCGCATTCAATGGAGGGCAACAGGCCCACCTTTGTGATCCGCAACGAGACACAGTGGTGGCTTGAGAGTAACGACGGCCACGCCCTGGCGAACGTCATCGAGGGCAACGTCTCTAAGATTCCCGGTTCGCGGACGTTGTCGATTTGCAACGCCCACATTCCCGGCGAGGACAGTGTCGCGGAGCGTGATTACGACGCTTGGCAGGCTGTGCAGTCCGGTCAGGCAGTGGATGTCGGAACTCTCTATGACGCTTTGGAAGCTCCAGCCGATACCCCGGTCTCGGAGATACCTTCGCAGAGGGAAGACCCCGCAGGCTACGCGGCTGGTGTGCAGCGGTTGAGGGAAGGCATTGAGATCGCCCGCGGCGACTCGACTTGGCTGCCGGTGGACTCCATCCTTGAGTCAGTTCTGGATGTGCGTAACCCGGTCACCGAGAGCCGCCGCAAGTTCCTCAACCATGTGACAGCCACCGAAGATGCGTGGATCGCCCCTTATGAGTGGGACGCCATCGCGGTGCCGGGGGCCGAGCTGGTCAAGGGGGATCGGATCACGTTGGGATTTGATGGCTCCAAGTCTTCGGACTGGTCAGCTTTAGTGGCGTGCCGGGTGGAAGACGGCACACTGTTTTTGATCGAGGCGTGGAACCCGGTGAAGTACCCCAACGGTGAGGTTCCCCGCGAGGATGTGGACGCCGCTGTCCGGAGCTGTTTTGAGAAGTATGACGTGGCCGGGTTCCGAGCTGATGTGAAGGAGTTTGAGGCTTACGTCGATCAGTGGTCAAGGGATTTCAAACGAAAACTGAAGGTCAATGCGACACCGGGCAATCCTGTCGCGTTCGACATGCGCGGCAACACCAAAAGATTCGCTTTGGACTGTGAGAGGTTCCTCGACGCGGTTCTGGAGCACGAACTGTCCCACGACGGTAATTCGGTGCTGCGCCAGCATGTGTTGAATGCCCGCCGGCACCCCACGAATTTTGATGCGATAGCGATCCGAAAAGCAAGCAAGGACTCCAGTCGGAAGATCGACGCCGCGGTATGCGCGGTTCTTGCGTATGGAAGTCGCCAGGACTTGCTGATGTCCAAGCGCGGCAACAGGACACGAAAGGTGGTCCAGATCAGGTGAGCCGCCTAGAAAGCATGGGGCTGTAATGGCGACCGAAATTGAGAAGACCAGAGACGATCTGCTGAACCTCTTTGAGAATCAGCAGATCGGGCTCAAGGACGACAAGGCGTACTACGACAGCCTTCGCCGGCCAACGGCGGTGGGTATCGCTGTGCCTCCTGAGATGCGTGGGCTGCTGGCCCATGTGGGTTACCCGCGTCTGTATGTGGATTCCATCGCGGAGCGCCAGGAGCTGGAAGGTTTCCGCACTGGTGCCGCCGATTCCGGTGATTCTGAGTTGTGGGATTGGTGGCAGGCGAACAGCTTGGACATTGAGGCCACTTTGGGTCACACCGATGCCCTGATTTATGGGCGTTCGTATATCACTGTGGCTGCGCCGAACAGCGATGATGTGGTTGATCCTGATGTGCCGTTGATCAGGGTTGAGCCGCCCACTGCGTTGCATGCGGTGATTGATCCGCGAACCCGTGAGGTCACTAAGGCCATCAGGGCTGTGTACGCCGACGACGATGTGGTGTACACCGATTCCTCGGCTGCGGTGATGGGCGGGGAAATGTATGCCTGCACCTTGTATCTGCCGGATCAGACGATCCAGTGGGTTCGGCAGTCAGGTCAGTGGCGTGAGGTGTCGCGGGTGCGTCACGGTATGGGTGTTGTGCCGGTGATCCCGCTGGCGAACCGCACCCGGTTGTCGGACTTGTACGGTTCGTCGGAGATCACTCCGGAGCTGCGTAGCGTGACTGATGCTGCGGCCCGCATTTTGATGGACATGCAGGGAACCGCCGAGATCATGGCGATCCCGCAAAGGCTGCTGTTCGGTGTTCGTGCCGAGGATTTGGGTGTTAACCCTGAGACCGGGGCGAAGATGTTCGACGCTTACATGGCGAGGATCATGGCTTTTGACGATCCGGACGCGAAGGCGATGCAGTTCAGTGCTGCGGAGCTGCAGAACTTCGTGTCGGCGTTGGATGCCCTTGATCGGAAAGCCGCCGCCTACACAGGTTTGCCGCCGTCTTACTTGTCGTTCTCTGGTGATAACCCGGCGTCCGCGGAGGCGATCAAGGCTTCTGAGGCCCGCCTGGTGGCGAAGGTTGAGCGCAAGAACGCTGTGTTCGGTGGGGCGTGGGAGCAGGCGATGCGTATCGCGCACTTGGCGATGCGCAGCGAGGTTCCTTCGGAGATGCTGCGCCTCGAGGCGGTGTGGCGTGACCCTTCTACGCCCACGTATGCGGCGAAGGCTGATGCGGCGACGAAGCTGTACGCCAACGGCATGGGTGTCATCCCGCTGCGCCAAGCCCGCCTGGATATGGGGTATTCACTTGCTCAGATCGAGCAGATGGAAGCGTGGGATGAGCAGGACAACCCGATGGGGTCGCTCGCCAGGATGTACGGCCCGCCCAGGGCGGTTCCTGATGCGCCTGCTGATCCGCCGCCTGACTTGGTGGGGGCGTGAACACTGAGGAGTACGCCGCCGCGCAGGCTCTGATCACCGCAGCGGTAGTGAACTATGTGTTGAGGTTCGCCCGGTTCTTCGCCGCCCCGTTCCTTACGCCGAAGCAGTGGATGGGTTTGTTGGAGTTGATGTTCCCCGAGGTGCAGCGCCGCCGGGAGCAGTCGGCGGTCCTGGCGCGGGAGTTCTATGACGCGGAGCGGGCGAGGTCTGTTCCCCAGTTGCCGCGTAACGATCAGCCGTTAGAGCCTTACGAGTTTGACTGGTTCGTTCAGGCGATGGAGCCGCTGCGGGTCCAGATGTCCGCGGAGAACGCCAGTGACAAGGTTGTGGCGCAGATGGCGTTGGCTGCGGCCCGCGAGGTGGAGAACGGTGGACGCCGGCAGATCATCCACGCGGTGGAGAAAGATTCGGCGTTAACGGAGTTCATCACCGCCGACGAGCGTGTCACCGAGCCTATGCCGCAGGGCTTGAAGGACGAACTCGAGGCAATCCTGAGCGGTGAAGAACCGCAGACTTATGAGCGTCCGACGTGGGGCGGTCAAACCGTCACCGAAACCAAAACCAAGCCGGTGAAGCGGTCAAATCTTGTGCAGGGCTGGGCCAGGGTGGCGACCGGGGATGAAACCTGTTCGTGGTGCCTGATGCTTGTGTCCCGAGAACCGCTTTACACCTCACCGAAGACGGCGGGTTACTACGGCGAACAGTCAGAAGAAGAGCTGGTTGAGATGTTCAACCGCATGGATTTGGAAACCTACTTCCTTGAGACTGACGCCTTGGACGACGAGTTCAAGAAGTGGCACATCGGTTGCGACTGCAAAGTGGTGCCCGTCTTCGATAAGGCGAACTGGTTCGGCAAGAAAGCCCAGAAACGCGCCAAAGCTTTGTGGGACGACGCTGCGAAGGATGCAGCTAAGTACCGCAGGGACAATCCTGGTCGCCGGAAAGTGAGAGGCGAGAACAAAGGCGACCGCTACACCAAGAACGAAGACACCCTGCTGGCTCTTCGCCGTGACATCGACAACGGCAAGATCAGCTCCAAAGACTGGGCCGCACTCCAAGCGGCCTAACCCAAAGGAAAACCGCCCGCCCAAGCACCCTTGATGGGTGTTTTTTATTGCCCAGGAGGCATCAACAATGTCCGACGAAACCACTACCACTGATACCGCCCCGGCCCAGGAGGCCGCACCGAAGGCTGAAACATTCTCTGCGGAGTATGTGCAGCAGTTGCGTGATGAGGCAGCCCGTTACCGCACCGAGAAACGGTCTGCTGCTGAACGCGCAAAAGCTGAAGCCGTCAAGGATTACGAGGGCCGGATCGCGGAGAAGGATTCAGCAGCCAATCTGCTGCAATCCGAACTGTCCGACAGGACGCTGGAGCTGGCGAAGCTCAAAGCTGTCCTGGGGGCCGGCATCGCATCTGAGGATGCTTTGAAGGTCGCGGCTCTCGTCCAGGGAACGGATGAGGATTCGATCTCACAGAGTGTGCAGTCGGTTAAGTCGCTGATCGGGAGGGCTCCCGAGCGGGACCGCCCGGTCGATCCATCACAGGGGTCAGGCAACTATGTGCCTTTGAACGGTGATCCGATTCTGGAGACCGTGAAGCGCATGGTTGGTGCCTGACCTTCCATTCATTTAACAAGTTAGGAAACAAGATTCATCATGGCTGACATTTTCCACACCCCGGCTCCCGATACGGCGGCGAAGCTGACCGACTCGATGTTCTCGGGTTTCCTCGAGCCGACTTTGGCTCAGGATTACTTCGCGGAGGTTGAGAAGACCTCCATCGTTCAGCAGATCGCCCGCAAAATCCCGTTGGGGCCGTCCGGCGTCCGCATCCCGCACTGGGACGGCGACGTTACTGCCCGCTGGGTTGGTGAAACCGAGCAGAAGCCGGTTACCAAGGGCGGGCTGAGCAAGCAGGACGTTGTGCCGTTCAAAATTGCGAGCATCTTCGCCGCTTCGTCTGAGGTTGTGCGGGCCAACCCCGCCAACTACCTGAACACCATGCGCAGCAAGATCGCTGAGGCGATTGCGTTGGCGTTCGACGCGGCTGTGCTGCACGGCATCGACAGCCCGTTTGGCGCTGATCTGGCTGACACCACCAAAGAGGTTGCTTTGGCCCCGAACGCCTACCTGGCGCTCAACGAGGGTCTGGGTCTGCTTCTCGCGGACGGCAAGAAGTGGACCGGCACGTTGCTGGACAACAAGGCCGAGCCCATCCTGAACGGCAGCATCGACAACGCGGGCCGTCCGCTGTTCATCGAGGCGACCTACGACCAGAGCAGCGGCCCGTTCCGCAGCGGTCGCGTCATGGGCCGTCCGACGTTCGTCTCCGATCACGTCGCCAACGCAAACATCCTTGGCTTCCAGGGAGATTGGCAGCAAGTGATCTGGGGTCAGATCGGTGGCATCAGCTACGACGTGTCCGATCAGGCAACCCTGGACCTGTCCACCAACGGTGACGGCTCCGGAATCGTGTCGCTGTGGCAGCAGAACATGATCGCGATCCGCGTCGAGGCCGAGTTCGGTGTTCTGGTCAACGATCCGGAAGCGTTCGTGAAGCTGGTTGATACCCCGACTCCGAAGCCGCTGGCGACTCCCGCGAAGGCCCCGGCCACCGCTAAGTGACGCTAAGGGCGGTCGGTGACTTCACTTAGGCACTTAGGTGAGGTCACCGACCGCCCACCAGCACCGAGATAGGAGTCGAACATGGCTTACGCAACTCCTGCTGATGTGGCTGTGCGTTGGGGGCGGGAACTCACAGTCGAAGAAACCGCCTCGGTGTCTGTCAGGTTGGAAGATGTGGAGCGGATGATCCGCCGCCGCATCCCCGATCTAGACACCCAAGTCAATTCCGGTGCCATCAACGTCGAGGATGTGGTGCAAGTTGAATCAGATTCTGTTTTACGGCTGGCCCGCAACCCCGAGGGCTACGAAAGCGAAACAGATGGCGATTACAGCTACTCCATCAACAAAGACTTCGCGGCAGGCACGCTGGGCATCACTGACGACGAGTGGGCGATCCTCGGTGTGACCTCCCAGGGCGGCGGAATGTTCTTCCTCGATCCCGTCCCTGTGATGCCCTCCCCGTACCCATACGGGATGTGGCGGCGCGATGCAGAGGACCTGCGGAACCACTACCGGGTCATCGACTGGGTGAGGCAACGCTGGTGAGCCTCCTTGACACAGGGACAGAGCAGATCGTCATCTTCCCCGAAGAGGCAGTGTTGGATGCGGACGGCAACATCCAGACGCGGGCATCCCAAACCGGGGTGTGCGCTATCGCCCGCATCCAGCCGCTGACCCTCGGCAAGAATGAGCGCGACGACGAGGGCTTCGAAACGGAACAAACGTATTCGCTGCGCCTGCCCCGCAATATCCGCTGCCGGATGGGTGCCCAAACTCAGATCGAGTGGCACGGCGAACGGTGGGTGGTGTTCGGGGATGCGTTCCGCTACAACAGCTCACCCAGGACAGCGCATCACACCTACAAGATCAAACGGTACTGATGGCAGTCGAAATCTATGACGAGAAGGGTCTGCCTGAAGAGATCGCCCACATGGCAGGCGTCCACGACGCCCTGGGGGATAAGGCCGGCGACATCAAAATCAAGGCCGATTCCATCCTCGCAACGCATCGCGATAAAGGCGAAGCGAAAATTGAGGTCGATGAGGGCGACGTGGACTGGTTCGTCAGTCTGGTCGATAAAGCGGCGATCCCCATCGAGTTCGGCCACCAAACCCGCACCGGGAAAATCGTTCCCGGCTTGCACATCATGAGTCGAGCATCAGGAATCGCTTAGGAGAGGATTCGCATGTCGGTGATCCCGAGGGTCCAATCCATCGTGCTGCCGATCCTGCGCGAAGCACTTCCTGCCGTGAAGATCGGTTCATGGGTTGAGGACATTGATTACCGGTCATTTCCGCTGTTGAACGTGCGGCGGATCGGCGGTGTCCGACACGACCGAAGGCCCCTAGATTTAGGGATGCCGGTGATTGAGATGACTGCCTTCGGGACGGCATCGCTACCTGACACCGAGCAGCTCTACGAAGACGCCCTGGAGGCGTTACATGAAGCGGTGCGGCTTCAAAAACTAACGGAGGCAGGTTACCTGCATTCCATTAAGGAAAAGTCTGGCGCTACTCAGCTTTCCTCGCTCTTCCAAGACTCCTGGCGAGTCCTTGGCTTGATTCAACTTGGGGTGCGTCCACCTCAAACCCATCAACTAACCAGGAGATAAATCCTTATGTCACTGAATGATGCCGCGGTTGTTACCGCGGCGATTGGCTATGTGTACATTGCCGATCCCGGCACCCCGCGACCGTCGCCTTCGGCGCTTGAGTCCATCGACCCCGAGTCGTTCGGGTCTTCGTCGGGCTCGCTGAAGACCAGTGCGGTTCCCACTGGGGGCACGTTCTCCCTCACTGTCGGTGAGGGCACTGTCGCCCCGAAGCAGGCTGCGGAAACCATTCCCGCCGCCGCCGATAAGCAGGACGCGGCCACCCTGGAGGCGACCGGCGTTGACCCGGTTGCGACCCCTGACCCGAAAGCGGCCAGCACCAAGACCGCTAAGACCGCTAAGACGCTCGAAGCTCCGGTTGCGGTTGCGGCACCTTCGGGCACCACCCTGGACCTGCCGTTCGACGCCGGTTCCGCCGAGGTGCAGACCGCACTGGAGAACATCTCCGATGTCGGCCCCGGCAACGTGAAGGTCACCGGAGGCGGGTTCCTCGAGGACGGCTTCGTGGTGGCGTTCATCGGTGACCTCGCCGGCGAGAACATCGCGGTCACCGTGAGCTCCAAGCTGGAGCCGGTCAGCGTGACCGTCGACAGCGCGGTCGTGTCAGCCCCCAACGGGTGGACCAACCTGGGCCACACCAGCCGGGATGACCTGCCCGAGTTCGGGTTCGACGGCGGCGACACCGAGGTTCGCGGAACCTGGCAGAACGAGTCGCTGCGTGAGGTTGTCACCAAGCCCATCGCGGACTATCTGACCATCATGCTGGCGCAGTTCGATATCCCAACCTTCGAGCTGTACTACGGGAAGAACTCATCGAAGACGCCCGGTGTGTTCGGTGTGTCCGGTGGCACCCAGGCCCCGGTGGAGAAGGCGCTGTTCATCATCATTCAAGACGGCGACACCAAGATCGGGTTCTACGCCCCGAAGGCGAGCATCCGGCGGGACGACTCCATCGAGTTGGCGGTCGATGAGTTCGCGATGCTGCCGGTGCGTGCCACGTTCCTGAAGTACGGCAGCGCCAACAAGTTCGAGTGGATCAACGAAGACCTGTTCGTCTAATCCATTTGTGTGACCGGGGAGGGGCTGGCGTCTTGGCGGGCCTGCCAGCCCCTCCCCACCCCGCCCGCCACAAAAGGCCCGCCAAACAAACTTTATGAAAGGTCCGCTATGTCCAACATCTTCTCCCTTGACGACCTCCGCGAGGAGGTGGAGCGCGAGTTCGCCCCGGTGACAATCGAGTTGAGCGACGGCACCGAAGTGACCCTCCGGAATCTGCTGCGCCTCCCGAAGGGTCAGCGCCGCGACGTGGTCGACACCCTCAAGGTCCTCGAGGCCGTTGACGGCTCAGATGACTCCGACGTGGAAGAGCTGCTGTACGCGGCAACCAGCGTTCTGGAGATCGTTGCCGACCACGGCAAGAAGCTGACGAAGGAACTGGACGGCGACCTGGCGGTCACCATGAAGGTTCTGGAGCGGTGGATGGAGGCCACCCAGCCGGGGGAAGCGAAACGCTCGGGCAGCTAGTTGACGAGTACGGCGAGTTCATCGCTGCCGACCTGCTCGAGGTTTACGGCTTCGACTTGCGGGATTTGTTCCGCACCGATGTGTCCCCGCGCTGGGTTCTAGCTCTGATCAAAAACCTTCCGCTGGGTTCCCGGTTCTTCGCGGAACGGCGAGGCGGTCAGCAGTTCCGCGGGTGGGACGAGTCGCGGTACGCGATGGTCGCTGTGGTCAACGCAGTTCGGGCGCTTCAGTACACCTATGTTGCGGCGCACTCCAAGAGTAAGCCGCCACCACCGGAGCCCTTCCCGATACCGGACAAGACGATACGTAAAAAGCAGGCCGGCCCTGGGTCGTTCGCGTTCATCGCGGCGGCGAAGTTGGCGGTTGCGAAAAAAGCAAAGGCGGATTAGATGGCTGCGGCTGGTGATAACGAAGTCGGTCGCGTTGCGATACGTGTTGTCCCCAACACCGACGATTTCGCGAAGAGACTCAAAGCCCAACTGAAAGGCATTGAGGAGAAACTAAAGGCCACCGTCAAGGTCGATCCGGATTCGGATGGTTTCCGCGAGAAGGTCGCTGCCGACACTAGCAATCTTCCTGATGCGGAGCTGAAGGTCCGCGCCGCCCTGGACAAGGCTGCGTTGAGCAGGATTAAGGCCCAGGCGGCAGCCGCGGACGTTGAAATACCGGCGCGTATCGAAGTGGATCGCGGCAGGTTCAAAGCTGCTTTGGCGGGTTTAACGTCGGGCATCAGCATCGGGAACATTTTCGGTGGCGGTAGCGATGACGGTGCCGCAGCCAAGCTTGGCGGGTTGAGTTCCGCCGCTGACGGCGCATCACAATCCTTCCTGGGGTTGTCGCGCACGGGTTGGATCGTGGCGGGTGTGTTCGCCGCCGCCGCACCGGCTATCGGGTTGGTGGCCGGTCTGCTGGCCGGGTTGCCGTCGCTCATTGCGGCGTTCGCCGCGGGTGCCGGGGCGGTCGCGCTGGGCATCGACGGCATCAAAGCTGCCGCCGAGGGTTTACGCCCCGAATTCGATGCGTTGAAGGCGGCGGTGTCGGACACCTTCCAGACGCAACTCACACCGATCTTTGACCAACTGCGCCAGGTGTTCCCGGTCCTCCAAGCGGGGATGCAGCAAGTCGCCACCGGAATGTCGGGCATGTTCCAGGGTGTCGCGAATGCGTTAACGTCGGTTCAGGGCATGGAGCAGTTGCAGTCCATCCTGTCTGGTGTCGGGAACTTCTTCACCCAGTTGGGTCCTGTTGTTCAAACCTTCACCGGCAGCATCCTGACCCTCGCGTCAGCCGGTGCTAACGCTTTCGGGACGCTGCTGGCCCCGCTGCAGAGTTTCGCCACCCAGTTCGACGCGGTAGTTCAACGGGTCACCTCGAACGGTGTGTTCGAGGGCGCGATGCAGGGTTTGGCGCAGACCCTCACCGGGTTCTTCGATCTGTTTAACCGGCTCTTCGAGTCGGGCTTGCAGGCTATGGCCGAGTTAGGGCCGTCGCTGCAAAACATGTTGGGCGGTCTGGGTGATCTGCTGGTAGCTGCCATGCCGGCGCTGACCACATTCGCTTCCGGCGTTGCTGACACCATCGGCAACCTGGGCAGCACCCTCGCCCCCGGCTTCGCCGCCCTCGCCTCCGTACTACAGGCGATAATGCCGGTGATCACCCAACTGGCAACAGTTTTGGGGACGACGCTGTCCACTGCTGTGACGGCCCTCGCCCCCGGCCTGACGGCGTTGGCGAACGTCCTCGGCCCAGTTCTGGTCAGCGCGGTAACAGCTTTG